ACGGCGTTGCCGACAAAATCGGTATTGAATGCATCGGAAAACGCGCCTTTTACAGTACCGGCCAAATCGGAAGCCGCGCCGGTAACTTCCATTTTGTATTTATCCAAAGAAACCGACAAATCAGTTTCAAAGATTTTATCAAGCCCCAAAGCTTCCGCGCCTTGGTTTGCAAGTGCGGTAATTTTGTTGATACCGGCCAAAGCGGCGTTTGCGATTTTTTCGGCAACGCTAACAACGAAGTTCAACGCCATTACGAAAATATCGCGCATTGCAGCGGGAAACATCTTCCAACCGTTGACGATTGCGTTATAAGCGCCGACCCAAAGACCAATATACGAATTAACGACAGTCTTTGCGAAGTTCAATACAAACGAACCAACGTCGCGGAACTTTTCGCCCCAACCGTCGGTTTTCGAAGAAACAAAATCAATTGCCGTATTCCAAGCGTCTTTTACAAATCCGGCAAGAACGCCGAAGCCGTCGGAAACAAACGACCAAACAGCAAGCGCCGTATCTTTCAACGAAACAAGCCCGTCGTCGGTAACGCTGATTTCATCGCCGAACAATGCAATTGCGGCAATTGCGGCGGTAATCCCCACAACAAGAAGGCCGATCGGGTTCGCTGCAATCGCAACCGTAAACGCCCAAATTGCCGAAGTTGCCGCCCCAAGCATGCCAAGCAAGGCCGGGCCGAACGCAACAGCCAAAGCCGCGCCGACGATAGCGATTCCGAAGGCAACAGCCTTCATATTTTCGCCAATGAACAAAATTGCCTTCGAAAACGCTTCAGTAATTCCCAACGACTTGTTAATTTCGCCGAATGTCTGAATTGCGTTATCGCGAAGAACAACCATTGCTTGCCCTATTGTGGGCACGGTCTTTGCAAACTTGGCGTCGATTTCGGTTGCCGTATTCGCGAAAGCTTGTCGCATTACTTCGGCGGTAATTTTACCTTCGGGGGCAAGCTTCAGCAGTTCGCCGCGCGTAACCTTCATTTGTTTTGCGATAGCGTCGGCGGCAATGGGCATAAGTTCCATTACCGAACGGAATTCGTCGCCGTCAAGCTTGCCTTTGTTGAAGGCTTGCGAAAGCTGAAGCAAGCCGGAAGCGGCTTCGGTTGAAGTTGCCCCTGATACGATAAGCGACTTGTTTACGGTTTCGGTAAGCCGCAAAGATTCAGCTTGCGACGCGCCAAGGTTCTTCATTGCAATATCAAAGCGCGTAAACGCTTGCGATGTTTCCTGAACCCCGTTGCGGGTTCGGTTTGCTACCGCAAAAACTTCTTCGGTTGTTGCAGCAAGCGCGCGTTCGCTTTCGGCAACGTTCTTCAGTTTGTTTTGAAGCGTTGTATATGCGTCGGCGCTTTCAAGTATGGCGTTCGCCGACAATCCAACCCCGACAAGCGCGGCAGCACTTCGAACGAACGACATAACGCCGCGCGCGGCCCCGCCCGACGATTGTTCGACGCGCCTTTGTGCCTGTTCCAAGCGAAGGGCGGCAAGCGCGGCCCGGTCGGCGGCGGCTTGGGCGCGCGAATTGGCGGCGGAGGTTCTTTGCTGTTCAGTCGCCAAGCGTTGCGCCGCTGTCGCTGTTTGCTGTTGGGCCGTCGCCGTGCGGGCCGTAGCGGTCGCCAGTTGTTGCGCGGCGGTCGCCCCTTGGGTTTGGGCGGTATTAGCGCGCGTTTGCGCGGCTTGGGCGTTTGCCGTAGCCGCCGCCGTTCTTTGAAGTTCGGTCGCAAGGCGTTGATTCGCCATCGCGTTTTGACTGATTGCCGTTGTCGCCGAATTCGCCGCTTGTTGAAGCTGACTTAATGCGCTATTGTTCAGCGTAGCAAGTTGCGCTTTAAGTTTCGAAATAGCCGAATCAGCATCGCGGGCGGATTTCGCAATGCCTTGAATCTTCGCGCTAATACCCGGCGAAACTTTATCTTGTATTTCAATATCAATGCGTTCGTCGAACATTTCGACCCCTTAAAAACGAAGCTTCGCCTTTTTAATCGTCTTTCGACCAATCAAAACGGCGCGTTCAACGAAACCCGCCGGGGCTTGCTTTGAATACCCGTCGTTTAATCGACGAATATACGGCAATACGTTACTTATGAAGATTGTAACACCGGGGCGCTTTGATTTCAATGTAATTCGCGCGGCGTCGATAGTAGCTTGCGCGCTTGAATTGCGGCTTGAACCGCCTTCGCCGGGATAATACGGCGGTATTTTTGAATCAACCGGCGAACCTAACGAAACTTGCCAGTTTGATAAAGCTTGCGAAGTATCGACGGGGGTTTTATAAGCCAAGTCGGCAATAATTGTTTCGGCTGTATGAATAGCAACGCGGCAAGCTTCGTCGTCAAGCTTTGCCGCGCGCTGTTCTAAGTTGTTCGCCAAATCTAACAAACTTTTAGACATTATTTCTTACCCGTCTTCGGTTGCTTTTTAGCCAATCGGGCTAAATGCGCGTTGTCAATTTTACGGATAAGATAAAGCAAATCTTCGGTTTGTTCTTCGTCGAATCCGTATGCCGTTGCGTAAGCGTTTATACTTGTCCAAGGAATCGGCGTAAGCGCTAAAGCATGCGTTCGTTCGGCGTCAAGGTCGAAGAAAGCTTGCAAATAAATCTGAAGCCCGTTTGTCAATTCCGGCGAATTTGCGATACGTTCTGGCAATGATTCGCCCGCCCGTACCGCTTGTTTTGCAATGTTCTGTTCTACCGGGGCTAAGTCTAACAAGTAGAACAGAACGTTTATTAGTTTCCCGCTTCTTCTTCAATCGCTTCTTCGCGAAACAACGAAGCCTTCTTTGCCTTTTCCTGCAAATCGTCGTACAATTCGGGCAAATCGGTAAACAGCGACAAAGCGTTTTCTTTGTTGAACGCAATTGTCTTGCCTTCGCGGTCTTGAACGTTGTTCCAACCAAGCAAGACGGTATCGACGAACACGCCCATAAACAGGCGTTCGGCCAAATCGTTGTTCATAGTTTCAAGTTCAATTGCCCGACGATGCGGGCGCGTTGCGCGTTCAAGCGCTTTCGTGTACTTCTTGTTCGCCTTGGACATCCGCGAAATACGGAAAGAAGGAATCGAACCGTCGGCGTTTGCGCCGTATTCAACTTCAACGCCTTCAACTTCGGCTTCTTTGTTCGTGGCGAACTGATTATAAAGCGACATTTTTAAAACTCCTTCGTTTTGGTTTGCCGGGGCAAAAGCGCCCCGGCGTTGGTCAAATTGGATTAAGCGGGCATTCCCACATTTGGAACATACGGCAAGAACGTTGCAAGCATAGTGTAACCTGCCGCGTTTTCCGCGCCGCTTGAATCAAGCGGAACGGTAATCGGCGCGTCTTTTTCGACGTTAATACGACCGCCGCCAAGCGCAAGCAATGGAATATCAAACACAACGCCCGCGTTACGTTGGGCCGCAATGATGTTCAACGCAACATCGCTATTATTGCGCACGGCCTGAACCGCTGCAACCGTCGTAAAATAGGCGGTAAGGCTTCCGCTTACTTCGAAGTCGCCCGCCGTGGCGTCAAATGCGCCAAGAACGCCAATTGCTTTCGACGGCGAAACGTTGTTGTTAACGGCAACGTTCATTTCGGAAACGTAACCGAACAAGGCGGTATTGTTCAGGTTCGACGGGTCAACGACGTTCATACGAAGCCGGTAAATGTCCGACGACGTATTAAAGGCGTCTTCGCCCGGCGCGACAATGCGCGTACCGGCTTTCAGGCCGTCGGCCCCGCTTCGCTGTACGTTGTCCATTGCGACAAACGAAAGGTCGGCGTTCAGCTTGTCAGCTTGCGGAACGTTCAACGTAAATTCGTTCGGAATAGCGCCAAGCAAGTATTCGGATTGCGTACCGTCGCCGTCGTCGCCAAGCTGGCGTTCAAGGTTGTACGAACGACGCTTGATAAGCGACGGGTCTTTTTCGTTGCGAAGAACCGTACCGAAGAAAATACGAATCGACTTGCCCGTACCGGCGTCGGTCGTTGCGGCAAAGGTTGTATCGCTGAATTCGATAGCGTCGGCGGCAATCGACTTGACACGACCGTAACCCGGCGCATTTGTGGCAAACTTGTTGCCGGTTGCGTCGCCGCCGATAAAGACCCATTCGCCGACGGTAAGGCCAAGCGTCGTAAGGTCGGTCGTCGTACTTTCAAGCGCAATGCGCGAAGCCGACGCGACAATTTCGGCGTCGCCCGACGGAAATTCGAAGCCAACGACTTGAAGCTTTGCCGTTGCTGGCGGGCT